TATCCAATAAACGTTTTAAAGTTGTGGTGGCTGGTCGGAGATTTGGAAAAACGTTTCTTTCAACCGCATCACTTTTACAAGCAGCGGTGAGTGGTAAAAATAAAAATTGCTGGTATGTTGCACCAACTTACGGGATGGCAAAAGAAATTGCATGGGACATGCTCCTTGATGTTATTCCTTATGAGTATATTTTAAAAAGCAACGAGACAGCACTTCGATTAGACCTCATTAACGGATCAACCATTGCTTTGAAGGGTGCAGAAAAACCCCACAATCTTAGAGGTCGTGCGCTTGATTTCTGTGTACTCGATGAGTATGCAGACATGCGACCAGAAGCATTCTACGAGGTAATCCGGCCTAGTTTGTCAGACCGAGAAGGATCGGCTTTATTTATCGGAACTCCAAAGGGTCGTAATCATTTATACGATATTTATACAAAAGGTCTGGAAGATGATTACTATCAGTCGTTCCAGTTTACAACGCTGGATGGTGGGAATGTTGATGCGGCAGAGATTAAAGCGGCAGAAAATGATTTAGATCAAAGAACGTTTGAGCAAGAATATTTAGCCCAGTTTGTTAATTATGCTGGCATTATTTACTACGCTTTTTCCAGAGAGCAGTCGGTTCAAACAACGGAAGCCGATGGTGTTTTGCATATCGGAATGGATTTTAATTTAGATCCAATGTCAGCAGTGGTGGCTGTTCGCAGGGGTTCAAGGCTTTTTGTTGTAGATGAAATTATGATTTATTCATCTAACACTGATGAAATGTGCGATGAAATTAAGGCTCGGTATCCGCATAGAAATATAATAATTTATCCAGATCCCGCTGCGCGGCAGAGAAAAACGTCTGCAGCAGGTAGGACTGATCTTTCCATTCTGCAAAATGCAGGATTTACGGTTTATTGTAAGAATTCCCATGCTCTTGTCCGAGATCGGATCAATGCGGTTAATTCCCGATTGCGATCTAAAAACGGAGAAAGAAATCTTTTCATTGATAAAAAATGCAAGCAAACAATTAAAGCTCTA